ATCTATCAGTAGCTTCTTGTGCGATTGTTAGAAACATATTCTCAAATACTTGTCGATATTCACGATGTCGCTTCAATGTTCTGATATGAACATCCGACACATGAAATATTTTATCAATAATGTCTATCCCAATATCAATCTTCTTTATTTCCATAACATTCCCATTCGCATCATCATCAAATCTTCGAATGACATCTGCATAGTTTCTGAAATACGTTTTGTAATTGCTTCAAAGCCTAACTCAGAAGCATCTTTATCTTGTAATTCTACGAAATAAACATTCAATCCTTCATTCATAAATCGTTCGGCAATATCCAATGCATTTTTCAATGCATCAGCATCCAAACAAATATAAATGTCTTGTACATGTTCTTCGATAATTTTCTTTTGTAATTCTGGTTGAATTTGTTTCCCAAATAACGGTATTGCGTTTCTTTTAATTGCAATTGCATCAAAGGAACCTTCACAAAGTACAATCGGTTCTCTCCAGTTAATCATCATTTCAAATCCAATAATATCTTTCGATACTGCAGGATTTTTATGTTTCATAGTTTCTCTATCACGGAAAATACGAGAAACAAAATAATTAAGATTACCACTAGCATCGTAGCTTGGGATAATGATTCTTCCGTTATACGACCCTTTTTCCGCATATCCAATCCTATATTTAATAATATCAAATACTGTAACGCCTCGTTCTTTAAGATAATGCATTGCTGCATTGTATTCATATGACTTTTTATACACCCATAACGGATGATATTCTTCTGGTAATTGTAATACAGTATCTCGTTCTTCTTGTTTTTCAGCTCGATATCTTGTTGTTTGAATTATTCTTGCAAGTTGCTCGAACTTTTCTTTTGGTTGATTTAGTGCTTTAAATAAAGTATAAATTGATTTACCACGTTTATCAGAAACCCAACAATGCCATGTATAATCACCATTTTCATCTGGTGTTGATCTTACTTCTAATTTTGGTTTATGATGTGAGATAAAAGGAGAGAAGAATGAAATATTGCCTCGTGATGTTGGCTTACCTTTACCTAGTACTGTTTCAAGTAATTGTAATAATTTTAGATTCTTCATTAATATAATATAATGAAAACACGGAACGATTCAAAAGATCTGGTTTATTAATATAATAATTATTAATTTATGTCATCCCATTCATTTCATTCCTGGTCTAACGAATTCATTACATTAAACATTTCATTCATTCAATTAATTAAATGCCATTACTTACATTAGAAAATAATGAATTTTTTTCACACTTCCAATCAAAATTTAAAAAAAGTTTTCTTTTCGGTTGGAATTTCATCCAATTGGCAACATTCTGCTAACCATTCTGCAGGAAGCATTTTCTTTGCAACGTGTTTTATACCCATCTTCAGAGCATACGCTTCATATGATGTTTTACTACCTTTTGATATTTTTTGATTTGGATTTTGAAATACTATGCGAATATCAATGTCAGGGTTGCATTGTAAAACATATTTCATTTTCTTACGATCTGCAGTAGTCCAACGTCCTTTTGTTTCAACGTACATAGTGCCGCCATCTTTACGTGTGAATACGAAATCAGGAGTATATTTGTGTTTTGTCGAAGGCACTGTATAATGAAGTGTTTCGGTTTCGTAATTAACTGGATAATTAATCTCTTTAAGAGCGTCTGCAACTTTATGTTCTAATCCAGATTTATAACCATACTTATATGCTTCTTGTCTCGTTTTTGATTTCGTGTTCCAATGATTTTTTGCCATAACTTGTTTTGTTTTTGATTATAATACTAAAAACTACCTATTGATAGTTAGATAACTTTAATCCTTTTTTCAGAAAAATATTTTCTAACTTTGACATTTCACTTTCATCAAAAGCGTTGTTCTTTAAATCATGAGCTAACTTAGTACCATTAATTTTTTGATAACTATTAAATAATGTAGTTAACTGTTGTTTAGAAATTTTTTCAAAAATATCTAGTAATACGTCTTCTCTTGTCTGCATACCGAACCCTGTAATATTTTGTTTCATAGCCGCTTCATATGTTTCTGCTTGAGTTGGAGATCCGATACTTAATCTTTTAACTGTATCACCAGCTTTCCCACCAGCCAATTGAAAAGTATAACTGCCTTTAAATACTTTAGGAAATTTTGTTTCTAACTGTTTAAATAAACCAGAGCTCGATGTAGTCCCAGCTGGTTTACTTGTTGTAGTCTTAGAAACAAACGCATCTTTTACATTCGTAGTTAATTTAATTGCTTTAGCTGTATCTTTAACAGGGGATGGATCTTTTTTCATTGCGGCTGCAGTCTTTGATCCATACTTTCCATCAATATCATCACCGGTGAATCCATGTTCTGCTTGCCAAACTGTAAGCCATGCAGTTGTTTCAGATCCAAATTTGCCATCAACACTATCTCCAGTCAATCCTAATAATGTTTGTAATTGTTTTACAGACTCTCCTCTAGATCCTCGTTTTAATAAAGGTGTTCCTGATGGTATATTTACATTAGTACTAGTTGCACTTTGTGGACCTTGTCCACCAGTTGCGCCAGTTTCTCCTTGTGGTCCTTGTGGTCCAGTTGCTACAGTTGTTTCAACTTCATCTTCTTCCTTACCTTGTTGAACATCTTTCTTTGGATCTTTAATAAATATTTTAGCTCCATTAATGGTCGTATATGGGGTCTGTATATTTGGTAATATATAATCAGGAAGATTATTTACGTTAAAAATATGAACGAATCCAACCTTTTTTCTTGCTCTTGTAGTTTTGAATTCAACCCAAAATACATAACTTTTATTTTTAAAATTACTTACAAATTCTTCATTACGTAGTATTTTCATCATATCATCGAGTGTAACATTAGCATCTTCTCCTCGTTCTCTACGTACAATTCGATACCCAGTAACAGATTTAGGTTCTTGTCGAAATTCAGGCAATTCTTTATATTTCCAACGAAATCTTGCTTCGTTTAACAAATTTACTAATTTCATATTAATGTCCATTTATATATAAATATTTACCAATCAACTAATACCATTTTTGATTGATACATCATTACGTTGTCTGATTTAAAGTCTAAATCTAAATCAAATTCTGCAATACCGGTTCGTTCTACTTGTTGTTGTAATCGTCTCAAGAAATCAACTAACGGTTTTTCTGTTTCTCGAGAGCCTTCTGCATCTAAATAATCAAATATGCTAACCTCGCCTTGCATATCTAATGCAAATTTAGTATATCGGGCATAAAAATTATCAATAGCAGTTTTATATTGTGAAGGCAATGGATTTGCATTACGCATGATATACATTTTCTCAGAATCATTAACATACAATACCGGAACGAAACATGTAAATTCAGATTCTCGTCCTACGATTACTGATGCAACTTCAAATTCATCACGCTCTCTAGTAATTTTAAACACATAATCAGTTCCTTGAATTGCATATACAATGCCATTATCGCCAGCGCCAATTCTTTCAAACCGTTTGTTTTTAATTTTGTCTAACAAAGAATCAACTTGTTCTTCGCGCGAGGATTGTTCTAATATTGTTTTAAGTCGTATCATACGTCAGTATCAAACCTCAATAAAATATTCATATCAATATCATCCCGTTTACGTACCGGCGATGCTAACTTTCCTGTAACTAGAAGTTGTCCTGATTCATTATACAATCCAATTGTTGTTATGTATGGTGCAAAATCGCTGCTTGAAACATATATGTCATAATCAACGCCATTATCTTGCAGAGTTGATGGATTAAGTGTTAAATTAAAATCATCTTTAGATATTCTACATAATGTCGAATATTCTATAGAAGTGAGTGTACTTCGATAACTCGCAGAATACGGTGCTATAGTTAAATCATCGTATTTATAATGTGGACTAGAAATAACAATCGTTCCATGTTTATCAAACACATTTCCTACATGATTTGTTTGCAAAAACGTTCCGTTCTCCGTACGGTCCGATAACGCACTTATCTCCGACTCAGTTAGTGACTTATTAAAGATTCTTATTTCATCTAGATCACCTGTAAGATTTGATGTATTGGGGCTAAGACCACCAATGTTTACCGGATAATCATTATTGATTCGTCCTGATGCTGTATATAATGTATTAACGCCATATAACAAGAAATCATGAGATGACGAAACATGTAATCCGGCATTCATCCAAATTTGTATTTCACTTCCTGATTTTTGACAAACTATGTGAGTCCATTCGTCTACACTGCTAGTTGCTGACAACGTAGTATTAAGAGAAGAATCAGAAGATACTTTAAACTCTATTTCATTACTACCACTTAATTGTATACTGAATGGGTATCTATCAACCGAACCAGATTGTTTTGCAATAACAATTTGATTGTTACTGCCAGTATTAGAACCTGACACAAAAAATGATATTGCATAATCATGTTGTCTATCATAATATCCAGGTAATGCACTTTGAATATGTCCTGCGCCTTCAAAATGTGCACGGCGGCCGATAGCTGCATTATCACCATCTGTAGTAGGAATTCCTGCAAGATACGTAACACCCGTTTCTATTTCATATTTAATTCTTGAAGTATCAAAATATTCATTGAATCCTTCATAAAATTTTACCCCTGAAACAATTGAAGACGAATCAAACCCATCATCAATTATATTGCTATATCGATCAGCTGATAAATTTAATCCTGACCCGGTGAATTGAAATGATGCTGGCTTAATACCTTCACCAATTTTAAGTTGTGGTATTACAAATACTGATGCAGATTCATATAAATGTTTTTTTGTACGATTTAAATCAGTAGGACCAAAAGTTTTACTAGGTTGATCTTTTCTGCGATAATATAAATGATCTATAGAAAAATATGTAACACTTTGTAATGAACCATCAATATTTGCAGCATCATTAAATGTTAACTCAGATCCTAAAGCAGGAAGAAAATTTCGATTAGTATATCTTGCTTCTAATGGTAATGCACTACCAGTAGAGCTTCCAGAATTAAACAAAAATAATTTATTTGTAACAAACTGTTGTTTTTTAAAATCTGATTGTTCAACCTTTTTAAATACAGAAGGATAATTTCCTTTATATTTATCTTCTCTACGGCCTTTAGTATTTAATTTTCTTGTCGCCATTATTTAGTAAAAAGCCCTTTACATTTATTATAAATATAAAGGGCCTCAATTCAGTTATGTGTTAAATTAAAAATCAAGTTTTACTCTGACAAGTGCTTCATTCTTAAATGATTTCAATAATGGTTTAGATAATTTTGCTACTGCTAATAATTCTCTTTGATCGTTATATAATCCTACTGTAGTAATATATGTTTTTGGGTCACCCCTAAAAGTTGATTGACGGAACTCACCTATACTACCCGTCGTAAACGATGGATTATTTGAAAAGTTATATTCAGCATTTTTAATTCTAACAAAATAATGTGTACTTGTAATAGTTTCAGCATTTCTTGCTAAGAATCCATATGGATCTGAAGTAGCTGGGTTTGTAAGTACTCCTGATCCAGAAATTGAATGGAACAATCCGAAATGATTGTTGCCTTCAGAACTTGAACCAGTATTAGTTGTAAATCCTAAGTTTGCATCCAATGTTTGAGCATTCAATATCATTACTCCGTAATCTGGATAAACAAGACCATAATATACAGGTGAAGATGAATTATATATTCCGTTATTAAGTGATCCTGATACAATATTATATACTCTACCAGATGATCCAACTGTAGGTGCTCCGCTATTTCCTGAATCATCAATAAGCGTAAAAACATTACTCCCGGTAACTACAGAACCTGTTGCATTCGTATCTCTTGAAGAAATACTTGTTAACGGCAATTCAAAATTTCCCGGATCTAATTTTTCTTTTGTCCTAGAACGACTAAAGTTAATTACATAAATAGAATCTGTGTCTGTGCCATTGACAGTGAATCTCGTGTCTGTAGTTTCTAATAATAGTTGTTTATATTGCGAATATACTGCTCGGCTTGGTGAATCATTAAGTTGTCCTTGCGAATCAGATCCACTACCTAATGCATGACCATATGCTATTGAATATTGAACTGCAGAACCAGTTAATGAAGTATCTTTCTGATAAACATCAACATAATATCTACGTTGTGACGTTGTTTGTGCAGAACCGGTATGATGTGTTGTTAATGAAGCTAAACCATCACTCCATAACCCAGCTGTAACAACTTCTGTTTGGTTATCTATTACATCATTTGCTCTATCAAATTTAGTAAAAGTACGACCATTTCTTGCAAGGATTTGAGTTTGTTGTTGTTCTCTGATAATCTCTTGAGCGCGCTGTTCAGCTAATGCATTGATTTGTGATTGTAATGCGGCATTAGTATTAATTACATTCAATGAGTTAGCCGGTGATTCTGGGAGCATACTATCTGATATGCCATCTGGAAGAAATATTTGACTTACTTTAGGTAATTGTTTTAATTGTTGTATATTCATTTCAAATCCTTATGTGTTAACGGTTGCTGCTTTAACTGTTAAATTGATAGTTGTGCTACCACCCGTTTCATTACCTATAATAGTAATTGTAGCAGTTTGATCCGTTACTTGTCGTTTTGCAATCACTTCAAATGTTCTACCAGTTACTGCAACACTTTGTGCATCTTCATTATCGCCGATAAAACGAGGTGCTGTTGGTAAGACTGATGTTCGAATATCACCTCCTGGAGCTACTCTAAGATCAGCGACGTCTGAATTTGAAAGAATTGCTGTATATCCTAATGTAGCATTTCCACCAGTAAAGTTAGATGTATTTGGACTAATTACTGCAATGTCGCCCTCTGCACTTAAAGTAATTGATGTATTACCTACATTAACTACAGGTATTTTTGTAGTTTTCTTCGGAAGTGTAATAAGTTTATATTTCAACATTTGCGTTTCGTCTGGTATAGCTTCTACTATAGGCATATTTTCAATGATTGTGCCGTAATATTCTGTACCAAGTGGATGATCTGGATTCCACAAATCATAATCAATTTCATCATCTGCTAATGCAAATTGAGTAATATTAAAATTGTTACGACCTCTTGCAAGTAATTCTCTACCCTTTTTAGTAAGAATTGCATCTACTGTTACTGTACTATTATTTAAATATCCCATTGCTTTATTCGCCTTTTATTTCATATAAATATTTTCATTGTAAAAAATAACGATTATTGTCCTGATATTGTAAAACTACCATTTTCTCCTGGAGATTGATATATCAATTGATTTGGATTTGCTGTTCTAGTTTCAACTACTGGCCCCCCATCTATTGTGTCTGGACTTTCAATATTAAATCCTCTAGAAGTCATTTTGCTTCCATTATAGAATGCATTCTCTGCTCCAGTGCCGATAAAGTCTTGAATTTGTGCTGGTCCGTTAATATCAATACCTCTTACTGGATTGCCATTTACATCAGTTGTTAGTATATCCGATCCAGATACAACAATATACCCAATTGGGGCGTCCCCGTATATAAATGAAGATGTATATGAAAAGAATATGTTTATATTTTTGACACGTGCTTTTGCTACAAGAGCATTTGTTTCATATACATTAGTAATAATCCGCGGCTGAATACCGAATTCTATAACGTCACCATCATCTACAAATGCTTGTAAATCTCCGATAATAACACCATCTGCTCCAGTTTCTAAACCATACGATGCACTTAATCCGGGTGTTAAAGTTGGGTCATCCCCATAACCAACCCGTTGCCATGACAGACTTCCTGTACGATATGCAGTCACATAATTTCCATCAATAGTAATATTATGATCGTTAGCTGACTGCGGCGCCGGAGCTTCAACTACTTCCGGGTCTTGAATTTCACTACCGGTAATAAACCATTTTTCCCATTCTATCTGAATACCTGTATATTCATTGAAACTTGAACTATATGTAGCAGCTATTGATGCTGATATGCTACTTGATAAACTCAATTGTAACACTGATGCAGATGCAAACAAATTGACTTGTAATGCCGCCGCTTCTTGTGTTGTCGTAGCATATTCTAAATCAGACAGTCTAGTGTCAAACACAGACCCACTACTAAAATACCATTCTGCATATGGATATAGTTCTGCAGAAGACGTAACAGATGTTGATGCCGTAGTCTGATAATTCAAACTAGCAGTTGCTGCAAAATTGATATGCCCGGGTGGTGGCGAAGCTGACGAATCATTAAGTGTTACTAGACGAAATTCGTCGCTATTGAAATACGCTCCTGCGTTTGACGCAAATTCGAATTTCCAACGTGCAACAACTGCATCTGATCCGCTGTAACTTCCACTTCGTTCTAAAGCCTCTAATAAACTACCGGTAGTTAATGACCCCGTTAACAACATAACGATTGGCGTTGAGTTATACGTTCCAGACCCATCATCTGCAGATCGCCCAAACCAATGTGGTATAGATCCAGTTGAAAATGCAAATGTCGGGCCGATGCTAGCAGTTCCTATATATAAAGATGCTGTTACAGAAGAAATTTGTGTTACGCTGCCCGTA